GGGTGTTCGGAAGCAAGGCATTCCTCCCGAACATGTTGCGCGACGATCCGTCGCCGTTGGTCAACAATCAAAATTGTTAGTCAACCAAGCGGACCCGCCTTGGGGCTTGTACAGCCCCACGACAAGCAGCAACACCCAGCCTCTTATTTCCTTACGGAAAGCAGAGCTCTGGCGAAGCCGATTTGTTCTTCGCCTACTCTTGCTACTAAAGAGGACTTTATCACCATCCGCGGCACTTTTCTTGTCAAACGAGAACTATGGATATATTGGAGAAATACATCCCAGTCTCGAGATCCAAGATTAGTACGTGCAGGAAGCGCCTTACTCTCAATTGCCAGAGCTACAGAGATTTGCCCTGGTTTATTGATTGTAATACACGCTTTCCGTAATGACCTCAACATCTTGCGGGACGGTTCAACTATAAAAGTTGGACCATAACGCACAAATGTATCGAGCTCATACGATGGTGGCCTGCCCATGTGGACGGCCGGCCTTACGACCGTCGCCCCAAGCAAAGACGTGGGAACACATGACCAAATCTCTGCTCGTAGAGTTTCGAACGGACCTCCATAGACCGTGGCTAAAATAGCTACCTTATTACAGGCAACTATTAAGTCATGCGGCGTTTTCAACCATCTAAGATCAAAGACGGTTAAATAACCGATTGAATCTATGAAGTAAGACCCGCAAGATTCTCTAAAGTCAGAATTGATGTTAGTCTTGTCAAGATTAACAACAAAACCGGCTAATTGCAGATTCGAAACAACGTCTGCAGCTACCGAGTTCTGACAAATAATGTCATCACCAAATACTGTAGCCGTCGGATCGAATGATCTGGTTAGAGCTGTTAGAATCAGGGTCATGAGATCAAATGTAAAACCGTTCCCCATGCTTGAAACCTTGTTAACAACATAATAGTTGTCATCAGGGCCTAAGGTCATGTCTGACCGACAAGCAAGTACTTTGTTAAGTACTCTTTTAGGTAAAAGGTATTTTACAAGCCTCATGCTGATCGCATCACTGCAATCAGAGAGATCGATTGTGGCAATTGTATTGTCACTAATTCGATGCCTATGCACATCTGCTAGGTTATCGAGGTCGATCCCGAGCTTGTCTTTTAAACAAGCGCGTATCCCGAGACCAACAGCCCGCTGGACAAGCATATTGCACAACGGCTCCAGGCAGATCGACCGATCCTTAAGATTACTCTTAGGGACAGTCGACCACCTGTTGCCTTGAACAAAGGTACAGGTTGTTTCAAGCTTAAACTTATAAACCTCAAAAGCAGGTTCCTTTGAATCTTTGAACCTGTTCCAAAGCTTATAGTTTACTCGCTTGATAGACCAGCCTCTGTTTGTGCAGTAGCATTTAAAGCGCTTCTTCGCTGCCAATCGTAAAGCCCTATGCCAGTAAGAATATCTGGCAAACAGGTCAAAACAGTCAGCAGTAATAGTCCATACACCCGAAAGCTTACAAGCTATCGAAGTATAGACACCTAATGGTTCAAAACTCGATCCATTAGTGAACGTGAGTTCTCCCAGGTGAAAATCACCCAGGAGCTCATGAACTAGAAGACGCGCCTTTGCCCAGTGTGGGCCTAAGATGCTCCTTGGTTGGAGTCCTTCATCGAAGTTGATCCACCTGTCCCAGGCGTCGGTTCGACGCTGGGCGGAGGTATCACTTCGGGGTTCTTCGAATTTTGCAGCGAGCTTAGACTTTGCAAAGCTAGCTGTACGAGCGCTGTCGCTACTACAGGTAGTAGTGTCGACAAAAGCCCGTATCCGAAGATTGACAGCTCTGATCGAGCCTTCGAATTGCAAGGTATACCTCCCGTTGATTGTGGTTCGGCCATGTTAATTAAGTCGTTAACAGGACCGGCGCAGTCGACGGTCGGAAACCCTGCATCACATTCTCAGCCTCCCAGGCACCCAATTGGGCCGCCAGAGAGTCCAGAATGAGATGAAGGCGCGCTTTAGACGACAGTGTTCCGCTTACGCGGATTCTGACGCTAAGCGCATCTTGGGCAGACACTTCCCCAACCGTCACCGGGTTATTGTCATTAACAATAATCTCGGTGGCATAGTTCGGGACAGAAACACCATTCAATTGCTTGATGGTGTTGGTAAATCGGAACCGGACAGTTGTATCCGGCTTTGCAGGATCAGCATAGGTTACCCCAGCATTATCCTGACTCTTGACTGACAAGGTCGTTGACATTATGTCCTTTCAATGGAACCGTATTATCGGCCCCATATGAGGCGACTGATTAAGCCACCTAGTCGGTTATTAGCCATCGCAGCTGAGTCAATCATTCTTTTCCAGTTTACACTGGGCGAGAACCTCAACTGTGCGTCGTCCAAGCGAAAAAGTACCCTACTGTAACTATTAGTAACAACTTCTTGAAGAAGTTGCGACTCCTCGGGGCGAGAAATCACCACGGGGGTTTCAGCGGGAAGGTCCGAAGCGGACCAAGTACCCGGCAACCGATAAGGCGTAAGACTTATGTCTTCACCCTTAAAATGTTGCCAAGTACGAACTTTGTAGTTGGAACGACGGGAAATGCAGGCAAAACACGCCTTTGAGTAGTCGAAGGACGTCTTGCGGATGATATAATCACCCACATTGACGAACCAATCGAGTACAAAGGAGTATGGGATTAACTCCCAAGCAGTTGCGAGGGGGTTAAAACCTAAGCCTGAAAGACGTGCGGCACTCGTGAAGTCGAAATGCTGAAACACAGTGCCCCGAACATCTATTGTTCCCACTGTCTCCTTCCACCAGTAATCGACGGTGGAAGCAGGCAGGGTAACGCCAGTTGCTTTGGGACACACGGTTCCAGACCTACGACTTGTATTATCCACACCGCGACGCAATGTTTTCATTGCATCACGATATGAATATACGAGTGGCATGATCGCGTAGCGATACTGCATCCATTCTTTCCCCAACTTTCGAAGAGCCCTAGATGGGTTCTTCACAAGCCGGCGGATAGTATAGTATGCACCTCTTCTCAAATCGCTTGATGAAAAGCGACCGTTGAGATTCCTTAGAATCGATAAGATATCTTTGGAAACAGAACGAACTAGATCAGGAATTTCCCTAGCTTCTGCGATCTCAGTAAGAGCATCGAAAGAAGTCAGGGCCCTGGTCGAAAGTTGATCCTGTAGGGTCGCTTCGAGATCAGTTATTTCTCCCATATCGAATTGGGACACTATGTGTTCTGATCCAGTAGGGAGATGAGTCACATCCTCCCATTCTACCCACTGGGGCCCAACATGTTCGTATTTATCGACTACAACCGTACATACACCACCAACTTTTCGCTTATGAGCGAATCGTTTATGTTGTATTTCCGCATTGCTGCCGTTACTACGACGTGTAAGGTAATTCCTAGTGAGTATATTGGAGACTGTATATGGTGTCATACCAAAAGGTGGATATCCGGATCTACGACCCTTTTCGGATCGAGAACGGACAAACACCTCAGGTGGACTTGGGTCGTAAAACCTCTGGACGCCAGGGTTGGCTGTACGCGTGCTGCCTGTACAAGTACAGACAGTCGTAGCACAACCATCCTGACCGGCAAAGGTTTCACTCCAAGCGGGAATATTCACTCCCCGCACTATATACTTGGACTCATAAAGTTGCACGTCATCTCCTTTCCTAGAGATAGGAACCGGTAACGTACCGGCGGCCGCCACTCACGTGGTGATGAAAGTACCGGTATACCCCATTATGAAACATACCTTAAGTACACTGCGATGCTCCCTGGGCAAGATGAACCTGCCCAGGCATAGCATCACGGAATGCCTGGCAAGAACTTAATCAAGCTAAAGGTGATAAAGAAAACAATTATCACCCAAGCTACGATCAAGGTTGCACAGACAGACCGTTTCAGTGAAACTAATGGATCTGTTTTCATAATGAAATAACACCAGTACAATGTCGCCTTCTTCACAACCAGAGGATAACACTGGTCTGAATCGGCGCAATGCGTCCACAGACGTGACCCACAAACTGACGAATCAGTCTCCTATTACTAGGAGAACAGATCATCAGTCGAGGATAACGAACTGTGCCAAAATTGTAGCATTTACCAAAGGAAACTTTGAAAGTGCTGCTTTTCTGAGATTCAAACATTGTGTAGTCCTTTCTGGTTAGAAGTTAACGACACCAAAATCCATCGGCGTAAGCCCACTAGGGCTTTCAGCCTAGGATGGTACTCTGGAGGAGAGTTATTTCCCCTTCGGTTCTCGTTAGAAAACCGAAAGGAGGCTCCCACACGGGAG